GTTCCAAGTCTTAGAAGGAAATGTACCAACAGACCCAATCTCACTTAAAGCACTAAGCTCATTAAATGGGAAAAATCCAGCGGATTCCTTTATTGATATGACTGCATATCTATTCTTGTTAGGTTATTTAGACCCGTCATTGGGAATGATTAAGAACCTAGCAGGAACAAAAGAAGAGAGTCCCGAGGAACAAAAGAAGAGATTGACGCGTGACTCATCCAAGTAACGTGTTATAATTGTAGTTAATAGAGATAATCAACTCATAAATGATAAACGAATTAGAGGACATCGACTCAACCAACGATGAAATAGAGTACATCGACTCAACCAACGATGAAGATGAAGTCGAGGAGGTAGAAGAAGACAAAGTTGAATACTCAGAACGAGAAAAACAACTATACTCACGACTAAAGAAAGCAGAAGCAGAATTGAAATCAAAATCAAGGACCGAAGTACAGAGCAACAGCAACTTATCATCCAGTGACTTACTTGCAGTAATGCGAGCAAACGTAAACGAAGATGACATGGAAAGAGTAGAGCGATTCGCTAAGAGTGAAGGACAATCAATCAAGGAAGCATTAAAGAACCCAGAACTGAAAGCAATCTTAAACTTGCGAGAAGAACAAAGGGGAACTGCAATGGCTAAAAATGTCACAAATACTAGACGAGGAGCTACTAAACTATCCGATTCAGCTATCGTAGCCAACGCACAAGCTGGTAAACTACCAGACGATGACGCAGGTATCGATGCCTTAATCGCAGCTGCTAGAAAGAAGAAGTAGCACTCAGGTGGGGGAGTGATTTAATATAATCACAAACCATAATATGTCAACCAACTCACTCAGTACAAAAACATACCGAGACAAACTACGTTCAGCACAAATCCAACAGGCTCTAAAAAACGATGTAGTAGCAGAAAAAGTGTGTCTAGTAGACCGTACAGACGCTAAAGTAATCACATCACCTTACGTAACTGCAATGACAACTGTCGTTCAGGCTATGGCAGGTACTTATACACCAGCAAACATCACCACTACAGACGATACTCTTACTGTAACTGACGAGTTCATCGTATCTGGACAAATCAAAGGCTTTGAAAGTATCCTTTCTAACTTTGACTTATTCTTCGCTGCTAACACAGCAATGACTAACTCAGTTGTTCAAGCTATCGATGTATGGGTTCTTAACGAACTATGTGAAGGAGGTACAGGTGCTTACACTACACCAGTAGGCGGTTTCACTACTTCAGCAAACGTAGTAACTATCGTATCAAACGTAATCTCTAAGTGTGCTGGCTACGCTGATGCATTGGGAGGTATGTACATCGTAGTAGAAAACACTGACCTTACAGGTATCATCCCAGCTATCGCTGCTTCAGGTTTCCGATATGCAGATGACGCTTTGACTAACGGAGTTTACGGACAAATCTTAGGTGTAGACATCTATGTAGTTCGTTCAGGTACATTCCAAGACCTTACTGCTACAGGAGCATCAGGAACAAAGACATGGACAAACTCAGGACACCGAGTAGGAGGTGTAAAGAATGTAACAACTTACGCATACCCTCGTGGACTTCAGTTTGAAGAGAAGGGTGTGACAGGCGTTACAGGTAAGGAAGTTGTAGTTTACGGACTAGTTGGATTCAAGACTTGGACACCAACAGCAACTCTTACTATCGACATCACCCTTTCATAGTCATTACTAACCCCCTTATGGGGTTGGCTCATAGGTGTGATAGCCCACCCTATCGTACCTAGTAGCTAACCTCATAAGACTAAATAATCATTATGGCAAAAGTAAAAGAAGTAGTTGAAGAAGTAGCAGTAGCTGTAGTAGAGCCAAAAGTTGTAGTAGCAACCCCAGATTCAGACGCTAAGACAGCTTTCCGACAAGTAATGGCAACCTACCAGCTACAGAATCCAGCTAAGTACGAACTAAAACGAGAAGCATTAGAAGCTAAACTAAACACACTCTAATATGGCAGTATCAGACTCATTAGGTCACAAATTCAATGGTGTTGCAGGTAGTGGCGCACAAGTAGCTACTACAGCAGGTGGCGCACAAGTGTTCTCATTCGGTGACACAGGACTTGGACTATATTTTGGTTCAGGCGCACCAACTATCTCAGCAATCAAAGGTTCTCTATATGTACGAACAGACGGCTCGTCCGCTTCTACTCGTATGTACGTAAACAACGGCACTACCACTTGGGTAGCTTGCACAACAGCTAGTTAGTTCTTAGAGCCTCTCAGGAGGTTCTATAGAGCCAGTTAGTAGGGGCTTATAATTTTAAATTAAACATGGTTTTTTCAGATAATTCAGGTAACACAGGCATAGTCGAACAGACACGCTCAATGATGCGTGTTGATTCAGTACAGTGGCCAACTTATAAGGTCGTTAATTCATGTAACAACTACTTAGACACTATTACAGGTTACGCTATCGGTGCTGATAGAAAATTCCAGTGGGACGATACAAACCACACCAAGCTACCTATTGGAACAACAGACCTTACTGCTACACAGTCTGATTACTCATTCCTTACTGACGAACAAAACAACCCAATTCTAAACCTAACTAGAATCGACATCTTAGATGCAGACGGTAACTATAGAGAACTTAAAACAATCGACCAGTCAGAGATTGACGGAGCTTTAGATGAATATTATAAAACAAACGGACTACCCCTCTACTATGACAAAATAGCGGATAATATCATCCGTCTATATCCAGCCCCAGCAGCTAGCGTTACCGCTGGTCTTAAATTCTACTTCCAACGTACAGCCAGTTACTTCACAGCCGCTGATACAACCAAAGCGCCCGGTGTATCACCCTTACTACACCGAGGCTTCGTTATTGCATCTGCATATGATGGTGCATTAACTCTAGGACTACAAAACTTAGGAGCATTAAGTAACGAACTTGAAAAAGAAACCGACAAGATGATTAAGGCGTTCTCTATTCGTAACACCGATGCAGTTAAACGAATGGTTCCAGTAAGAGAAAATAACAGATAACATGATAAACGAGAGCAAGCCAATAACTATCGTACCAGAAACCTACCTAAACATAGGCGATGGTTTCAACTTGCTTGTTGGTGGAATCTACAAGTTAATCACAGGGGCTTCGGCAGCTAACGGGATGACTAACAGCTCTAAGGCTTCTATTGGAACAACGTGGGACACATGGACTACATCTTGGGATGATGAAACTAGAACTTGGGACGAACTCTCACAACTTTTAGTAAATACAGGAAAGCCTACCACTTCTATTACTAACTTTAATAAACCATAATATGTCAACTTTAGTAACAATAGCAGGTACAGACCTACCAACTAACAGTCGAGAAAATATAAACGACAACTTTTCTGCTTTAAATACAGACAAAATAGAAACTAGTGTATTAGACGTAGATTCTACTTTGGCGGCAAATTCAGACGCTAAGATTTGTTCGCAGAAAGCTGTTAAGGCGTATGTAGATGCTGGAGGTAATGTTAATGCGTCTACTACTACAAAGGGAATCGTGGAAGAGGCGACACAGGCGGAAGTAGATGCTGGGACAGCTACGGGAGGCACAGGAGCGAGGTTGTTTGTGAGTCCGAGTACGTTAAAAGTCGGTGCAACAGCCACCTTCACCGCCAACGGAACCTACACAATCCCAACGTGGGCAACAATGCTGTATGTAGAGGGGTGGGGGGCTGGTGCTAGTGGTGGAGCTGTACGAGGGAATGGAACAAGTGCAGAAGCAGGAGGAGGTGCAGGTGGTGGACACAGGGGTGTATTTATACCAATTTCTGCATTAGGAGGAGTCTCAACTGTTGCTGTGACCGTTGGAGTTGGTGGTGTCGCTATCAACCTTGCATCAGGCGTTGGGACTGTATCCACAGCTGGTAACGCTGGAGGGAATACCACCTTTGGTACATTTTTAGTTGCTAACGGCGGTGGTGTAGGGACAGTGAGTAGTGCAAACGAAACTGCTGTTGTCGGAGGGACAGGGGGGACTGTGTCAGCTGGTAACTTAATGGTAATTTCAGAAGCAGGAGCAAACAGCGGAGGGGCTACATCTGTGGGTGTGGGTTCAGCATCAGCAGGTGGAAATGCCGTAGAATCAGGAGGAGGTGGTGGTGGAGCAACAGCAGATGCGTCGTCAGGTGTGGCTTACGCAGGTGTAGGTGGTACTTCAACACGAGCGGGAGCAGGTGGAGCAGGTGCATCAACATACGGTGGCACAGGGTTAGTACAAGCAACGAGTGGAGATAACAAGGGTGGAGGTGGTGGTGCAGTAACACATTATGTTACCGATGGGGTGACACCTAAACAGCTTATTTCTGGAGTAGGTGGAAATGGTTTACTCACTATCAGTGCAACATAATCATGTCTAAACTAACCGAAATCAAAATAAACAACTTCTCAGGCGGTATATCCGATTCACCACGAGAGGAAAACGCTACCAAGTTCCAAGTATCGAAACACTTTGACGTATTTAGCGACCCAACACGCCTTATTCCTTACCGTTCCTTAGAAGCTGACACTGAAACAAGTGTATCTACTACCGATTTAAAGCAATACTTAGTGCAAGACCATCTATACGCCTCTACTACAGCTACACTATACGGACTAGGACAAACAGGGGCTGGACTAACTAAGATTTTCTATAAAGCAGACGCAACTAGTGGACTATGGACAAAACCTGCCACATCAGAGGGAAACGGAGTTGTTAAGAACGGCTGTCTTGTTGAATATAAGAATTATCTATGGGGCTTTCAAGGCACTACAAGCGTGTTTAAGTGGGGTTTGCTCTCAGGTACACCAAGTATCACAAACGCCGCTGGAACAGTCGCTACCATCACCTCAGTGGCTCAGGGAGTGATTGCAAAGGATGACCAGCTATACATGCCGTATAATAATAAGATTGTACGAGTTACTGCCGCTGGAACTGTCCAAGATGAAGCTCTTACTCTACCAACAAACTTTAAAATCACTTCAATAGCCAACTTCGGTAACTACCTTGCTATCGGTTGTGCGCCTATCTCAACCTTTAACGGAGTATCTAAAGTATTTATTTGGAATCTAA